GTTATCGGCGCGACAGCGATGAGAGTAGGGTTAATCCAAAAGCAGGCCTTATATACCTGCGAAGCGACGAGGTGCTGCATATCCCGGGGCTTGGCTTTGACGGTCTTATAGGCTACTCCCCCATCGCCATGGCCAAGAACGCCATAGGCATGGCCATCGCCTGCGAGGAGTACGGCGCGTCCTTTTTTGCCAACGGCGCAAATCCGGGCGGCGTGCTGGAACACCCAGGCGTATTAAAGGACCCGGCTAAGGTGCGCGAAAGCTGGAACGCCGTCTATCAAGGCAGCGCCAACGCCCACCGCATCGCCGTTCTGGAAGAGGGCATGAAATTCCAGCAGATCGGCATCCCGCCGGAGCAGGCGCAGTTTTTGGAGACAAGGAAATTCCAGATAAACGAGATCGCCCGGATATTCCGCGTCCGCCCCATATGGTAGGAGACCTTGAAAAATCGAGCTTTTCAAACATCGAGCAGCAGTCGCTGGAGTTTGTCAAATATACACTCGACCCGTGGGTGGTGCGCTGGGAGCAGGCCATCCAAAAAGCGCTGCTTTTGCCTTCGGAGAAGAGGACGTACTTTGTCAAGTTCAACGTGGACGGCCTTTTGCGCGGGGATTATGCCAGCCGCATGAACGGCTATGCCGTGGCGCGCCAGAACGGCTGGATGTCGGCCAACGATATCCGCGAGCTTGAGAACATGAACCGCATTCCTGCGGAGCTGGGCGGCGATTTATACCTCATCAACGGCAATATGCTCCCGCTGTCGCGGGCAGGAAATTTTTATGATAAGGAGGCAGATAAGAATGCAAGCAAGAACGCGGGCAGGTAAGTCCAAAAACCCGCAAAACCCGGAGCGCGGATTGGGTCCAGCGTCACGCTGGTGGAACTGGGTGCAAAACGAAGACGGCAGCCGGACTTTGTACCTCGACGGGCCTATAGCCGAGGAAAGCTGGCTGGGAGACGAGGTGACCCCCAAACAGTTCAAATCGGAGCTGTTATCCGGAGAGGGCGATATAACGATCTGGATCAACAGCCCGGGCGGCGACGTGTTTGCGGCCAGCCAGATTTACAATATGCTGATGGATTACAAAGGCAAGGTAACCGTCAAAATCGACGGCATCGCGGCCAGCGCCGCTTCGGTCATAGCCATGGCCGGAGGCGACGTTTTAATGTCGCCGGTAAGTATGATCATGATCCATAATCCGGCGACAATAGCCATCGGCGACACCGAGGAAATGGAAAAAGCCATCGCCATGCTGGAGGAGATTAAGGAATCCATCATCAATGCCTATGAGCTGAAAACCGGGCTTTCCCGGGCGAAAATATCGCACCTTATGGATGCGGAAAGCTGGTTTAACGCAAGGAAAGCGGTGGAACTCGGCTTTGCCGACGGCATCCTGTTTATGGGGGATGAATCGCCGCACGCTGATTCCGAAGTAGCGGAAGGAATGATTTTCAGCAGGCAGGCAGTGACAAATTCCATCCTGCAAAAACTTACACCCAAAGAAAAAACAAAAGGAACCCCGGTTGAGTCGCTGGAAAAGCGGCTTTATTTATTAAAACCATAAGGAGGATTTGACCATGAGCAAAATATTGGAACTGCGCGAAAAGCGCGCGAAAGCATGGGAAGCGGCCAAGGCTTTCCTTGACAGCAAACGCGGGAGCGACGGGCTGCTTTCACCGGAGGACACCGCAACCTATGAGAAAATGGAAGCCGAGGTTGTGGCGCTGGGTAAAGAAATAGAACGTCTCGAACGTCAGGCTGCCATAGATCTGGAACTGTCAAAGCCGGTCAGCAATCCAATCACCAACAAACCCGCTCCTCAAAGCGAAACCAAAACCGGCAGGGCAACTGACGAGTATAAGAATGCGTTTTGGAAGGCCATGCGCAGCAAGCTCAGTTTTGACGTACAGAACGCCTTGCAGGTAGGAACTGAAAGCGAAGGCGGGTATCTTGTCCCCGACGAATTTGAGCGCACTCTTGTGGAGGCGCTGGAAGAGGAGAATGTCTTCAGGCAGATCGCCAATGTCATTACAACCTCCAGCGGCGACAGAAAAATCCCGGTGGTGGCAAGCAAGGGCACCGCGTCCTGGGTGGACGAAGAAGGCCAGATCCCGGAAAGCGACGACTCCTTTGCGCAGGTATCCATAGGAGCCTACAAGCTGGCGACCATGATCAAGGTGTCCGAGGAGCTCTTAAACGACAGCGTATTCAACCTTGAGCAGTATATCGCCAGGGAATTCGCCCGCCGAATCGGAGCCAAGGAGGAGGAAGCCTTCTTCATTGGGGACGGCTCCGGCAAACCTACCGGTATCTTAGCAAATACGGGCGGCGGAGAAGTTGAAGTGACTGCCGCAAGCGCGACTGCCATTACCCTTGACGAGATCATGGACTTGTTCTACAGCCTTAAGTCTCCGTACCGCAGAAACGCCGTATTTATCATGAACGACTCAACCGTCAAGGCCATCAGGAAGCTTAAGGACAACAACGGCCAGTATCTCTGGCAGCCTTCTGTAACTGCTGGAACACCGGATACTATCCTCAATCGTCCAGTTAAAACTTCTGCATTTATGCCAGCCATTGCCGCCGGAGCAAAAACGATTGTATTCGGCGATTTTTCTTGTTACTGGGTAGCAGACCGTCAAGGCAGGGTTTTTAAGCGCCTCAACGAGCTGTATGCCGCAACAGGGCAGGTGGGCTTCATGGCAACCCAGCGTGTGGACGGCAAGCTGGTGCTGGCCGAGGCAATCAAAATCCTGCAGCAGAAAGCGTCGTAAAGGGAGGTGCCGACATGGGCGTTATTGACAGTCTGCTTCCGAAGGTCAAGGCAAACCTTGTTCTGGAGCATAACGAGGATGACGGCTTGCTGAAAGGGTACATCCGCGCCGCCGTTTCCTATGCCGAGAGCTACCAGCACATTGCTGAAGGCTTTTATTCCGAAAACCCCATGCCGCCTACTACTGAGCAGGCTGTCATCATGCTGTCGAGCCATTTCTACGAAAGCAGGGATGGCTCGACGGCTGGTTTTTTCGGGGATAGCGTTCAGGCGGGGCAGCAGGTGTGGAATACGGTCAATATGCTTCTGAGGCTTGACCGGAAATGGGGAATGTAAAGGCTATAAATCCTGCACGTTCATTTTGTCAAGGGCCTTTTTACGTCTTTGTTTTCCCCTGCAGGCGAAGTAAATCACAAGCAAAATGACAGTTGGGATATTGTAGGTAAAGAAGAAAGCGGCTGCTGCGCCTACCCATCCAAAGGCACTGGTGTTTGTATTTCCATAGGTGGTCGCTGACCATTCATAGATTTGATAACCTGAACCAGCAACAGCGACACAGAAGCAAATTATAGGAAGCATTAATCCCAACCATTTATTATCTTTTTTAGACAGAAAAATCTGCAGCAATATAAAACCCGCAAAGATAACGAGTGCCGCAGAAACAAGAAATGCAATATTTCTCACTGTGCTGCCTCCTTTATTTTTTTGTACTCATTGATCAGGATTTTGGCGGTGTCAAAATCAAGTTTGTCATTTACTGCCAATCGCTTAATCAGTGCGATATATGGATCATTTTCTGTATCTTCACTGATTTTTATTTTTTGAATTAATTTGTCAAGCCGCAGACGTACTGTGGGATACGTTACTCCGTATTGGCGAGCGATTTCCTTAAGAGATCCAGAAGCTTGAAGAAAATTTTTGATGAACACCATATCTTCATCTTCGAGGTTTGACATCCAATCAGGAACAATTTCGACGGCCATACGAGCACCTCCTTTAATAATATTAAATATATACTTTAATATTATTAAAGTCAAGAGGAAATTGCAACTTTATTTTTATATAAAGGAGGAATCTGAAAGGAGGCATCTAATGAGCTTCGGGAAAATGAACAGTTAGATCCATGTCTTCCGCACGGAAAGGCACCGGCGAGATCGCGGACGCTTACCGGAGGCTTGGCGTTTCGGTCACTGACATGAGCGGCAACCTGCGCGACAGCGAAACCGTCTATTGGGAAACCATAGACGCCCTCGGCAAGGTGTCCAACGAAACCGAGCGGGACGCGCTGGCCATGCAAATTTTCGGCAAGTCGGCTCAGGAGCTCAATCCCCTGATTGCGCAGGGTTCGGCAGGGATAGCGGAGCTGACTGAGGAAGCCAAGCGCATGGGCGCGGTTATGAGCGAGGATTCACTGAACGCTCTCGGAAAATTCGACGACAGCATCCAGCGGCTCAAAGCGGGCGGCGAGGCGGCAAAGAACATGCTGGGCACCGTGCTGCTCCCCCAGCTTCAGATATTGGCCGACGACGGCGTTGCGCTTCTTGGAGAATTTACTCGCGGTTTATCCGAAGCAAATGGCGACTGGACAAAGATAAGCGAGGTTATCGGCAATACTGTGGGAAGCCTTGTAAATATGCTGATGGAAAACCTGCCGAAACTCATTCAGGTGGGTTTGGATATCGTCACATCCATCGGCGGAGCTATTGTGGACAATCTGCCGGTTATTATCGACGCGGCGGTTCAGATTGTCATGACCCTATTGCAGGCTTTAATCGATACGCTACCGCAGATAACAGAAGGCGCTTTGCAGCTTGTCATGGCGCTGGTGCAGGGCATAATCGATAATCTTCCCGCTTTGGTGGAAGCTGCGGTGCAAATGATTGCGACGCTGGCTTCCGGCATCGGGGAGGCATTGCCAGAATTGATCCCGGCTGTCGTGGAAGCCATTCTCCTCATTGCCGAGGTGCTTCTTGACAATATGGATAAAATTCTTGATGCGGCGTTTCAGATCATACAGGGGCTGGCACAGGGACTTTTAAACGCCCTGCCGAAACTCATTGAGGCACTGCCTAGGATTATTACATCAATCATTGATTTCGTTACAAGCAACCTTCCGAAGATCGTAGAACTTGGAATTACGCTTATCGTCCAATTGGCCGTGGGCCTGATCAAAGCTATTCCGGAGCTGGTCAAGGCGCTCCCGCAGATTGTGGCGGCCATCCTTGAAGGCTTGGGCAAGGCGGTTGTTTCGGTGGTTGAGATTGGTAAGAACATTGTAAAAGGCATATGGGAAGGTATAAGAAGTCTTGGTAGCTGGATTAAGGATAAGGTTTCCGGTTTCTTTTCCGGTATTGTTGATGGAGTAAAGAATTTTCTTGGCATCCGCTCACCGTCCACCGTTTTTGAAGGCATCGGCGGCAATATGGCGCTGGGCCTCGGCGAGGGTTTTAACAAGGCCATGGCAAGAGTGGCGGACGATATGCAAAATGCAGTGCCAACGGACTTTAATATTTCGCCTGACATTAGCGTAAACGGACGCGGCGTATCCGCCGTTTCAGCTTCCGGCCCGCTGGTCGTTGTTCAGCAGATGATCGTGCGCAGCGAGGACGATATCCGCAGGATTTCGCAGGAGCTGTACAATTTGATGCAGACCGGCTCAAGGGCGCAGGGCCGCTTCAGCACAGCGTAGAGGAGGGGGCTTATGGGATTTATCTACAACGGCATATCGTCGCAAAGCATGAAAATCCGGGCAAGGCTTGCCGGATGGCAGGTCTCCCCTGCCCTGCGCAATTCTTTTGAAACTGTGCCGGGAAAAGCGGGCGTTGCGGATTTCGGGTGCGATATATCCGAACGAAACATAATAATAAGCTGCAGTGTGCTTCCACAGCGCAGCTTTGCCGGGCTGGTTTCGGTTCTGGATAACGCGGCGGAATGGCTGAATCCGGCAAACGGGCTTAAGCAGCTTATCCTCGACGACGTGCCCGACAGGTATTTCATGGCGCGGCTTTCGGAAGCGGTGGACTGCGAGCGGCTGCTGCGCACTGCCGGAAGCTTCGAGCTTCGGTTTGTTTGCCCCGATCCGTATGCCTATGCGCTGGAGGATGAAATATTCGTTATTTCCGGAACAGGAACACATGAGATAGAGAGGCTTACCGGGAACGCCGAATCCGAGCCGGTGTATTTCTTGAAGGGCGTGATCTCCGCATCCTCTTCAAGCTATATATCCCTCATTACAAATGGAGAGGAATTGCGGATTGCCGGCCCATTATCTGAGGGCGAGACGCTTGTCATTGATTCCGGTATGGTAACCGCAAAGGTGACGGACGCCGCCGGAAACACCCTGAGAAACGGCCTTCCCAGCCTGCAGGAGCTGAATTTTCCGATTCTCAGAAAAGGTGTTAATAATGTTGAAGTTGTTACAGAAAACGCGACCTTTACTGAGTTAAAAATACAGGCGAAAAGCCGCTGGAGGTGAGCGCATGGCAATAAAATCAATCTTGACGAATCAGGAGGATTTTACCGGGGAGTTTCCTGTAACCGAACGTACGTCCGCGCTTTGGCGGTTCAACGAAAGCGCGCCGGACGGCGGTCTGCGGCTTCTGGATTCGTCCGGGCACGGCAGGCATTTTACCGTCTCCGGCTGGTCGGGCACTTCGGCGAGCTTGATTGCCGGAAGATTCGGGCGATATTTCCGTCAAAACATCGTCAACCCGACTTCTGAAAAGACCCACCTTATAGCGGCAAACGACGGCAGCTTTTTCAGCAGTTTGGGTGAAAAAATCGTTGTGGGCGGCTGGATCAACCCCACCACCTATTCGGTAGGGCAGACATATTGCCCTATCTTCAACACCCGGCAAGGCCCGGGCCAGCCGATCTTCTATGTATCCCTCTATCAGGGCAGGCCGCGCATGATGCTGTATAACTCCGCCGGTTCCCTTATTCTTGATCAGAGCGAAACGCCGGGCTTCTCTATGGTCAACGGCGGCTGGTACTTCATCGCGGCCGTCATTGAGGTGACGGCCAAGACCTCGCAGTTTATCCTCTGCGACCGAAGCAGCGGCGCGGTCTGGATTGCACCCAAGCGCACCTTTACCGGCACGCTCAACCCGTCCTGTACGGCGAATATTGTCATGGGCATGCACGCCGATACCTATTATTTCGCGGGCGGCTTCGACGACTGGTTTCTGGAGACCGATTCGCGCCTGACCATCGACGACCTGGCGCAGCATTTTAAGAATGCGCTGCTGGCCAACGGCGCTGACAGCGCCGCAAGCGTGGACGCCTTGACGGAGCCGGGCGCGGTTGCGCTGAAAGCGTCAAACGGCGTATACCCTGCCAGCGGTGTGCTGTATACCAAGGCAGTTCCCTGCGCTTTATCAGGCAGCGGGCGTGTGGCGGTGACAAGCGAATATGCCGCAGGCATAACGTCGGTGTCTTTGGTGGAGACATGTACAAGTGATGATCTAGTAGAATGGTCGGCATGGCAGGCGGTGGGAACCAGCGGCGAGCTTCAGTCTCCAAACCGGCAATACATCCGCTTTCGGGCGACGCTGACCACCGCCGACTCGTCAAAAACGCCGAAACTGCTGGAAATCCAGCTTCACGACATCCCCAAACCGCCCTATGAAAAGCTCGGTTTTGCCCGTCCGGTGGTGCTGGATGAAAACGGCGCATGGGAAGCTGTTCTTGAAAACGCTTTTGACGTCATCGTCACCGGCGAAGTCAACGGCGCGGATACGCTGGAGTTCAAGCTCCCGTTCCACGACCCGAAAAGAAGCGCGCTGGAAAACGAAAAACAGGTGCAGATCGCAAGCGACATCTACCGAATCCGCACTCTGACCGACAACAAAAGCGAGGACAGGCGCATCATTACGCAGGTTTACGCCGAGGCGGCGTTTTACGACCTGTCCTTCAGCACGGAAAAGGAACCTGCGGACTTCAATACGGATACTGCAGATGTTCCAATGAAATATGCATTGCTGGGCACCGGCTGGTCGGTGGGAAACGTAACCGTTACCGCGAAGCGGACATGGCGGTGCACCGAGAAAAATGCTCTGTCCATCCTGCGCATGGTGCAGAACATCTACGGCGGCGACCTTGTTTTTGACAGCGCCAACCGGCTGGTGCATCTTTTGACTTTCAGCGGCACCGACAGCGGAGCGCTGTTTTCGTATAGAAAGAACCTGAAAAGCATCCAGCGGGTGGTCGATACGCGGGAACTGGTGACAAGGCTATATGCCTACGGGAAGGACGGAATGACCTTTGCTTCAATTAACGGAGGCAAGGAATATGTGGAAGATTACAGTTTCTCCAGCGAAGTGCGGATATCTACGCTTGACTGTTCCTCTTTCAGCAATCCGTATCAGATGCTGGAATATGCAAGGATGCGGCTTGCGGAATATTCGCAGCCCCGCGTTTCCTATGTGCTGTCGGCCATGGACCTGTCGGCGCTGACCTGCTATGAGCATGAAGCATGGAAACTGGGCGATATCGTAACGGTGGACGACAAGGAACTGGGCCTTTGCATCAAGACCCGCGTCGTGCGGCGGCAGTACAACCTTCAGGAGCCCTGGAAAACGGTGATCGAGCTTTCAACTAAACTGCGGGAACTCGGCGATTCTTCGGCACAGTGGGACAAGGCGGCGGACACGCTGTCTTCAACCGACCTGCTCGACCGGCAGGAGATCAAGGATATGGTGCCCTTCAACCACCTGCGCAACTCCCGGGCGGACGACAGCTTTGCCTACTGGGTCAATTCCGGTTTTGAGGTGGACACAGAAAACGGCGTTTCGGGAACGGCTTCCTTCAAGGCTATCGGTGTGCCAGGTATGACAAAGAGCCTGTCGCAGACGGTATATCCGACAACGCGCAAAAGCTACACCTTTTCAGCGCAGATTGCTTCCGAAAACCTCCAAAAGGGCGAAAACGGCCAAGTGGGAGTTGAAGTGGTCATTGAATACGAGGACGGTACAACAGAAACAAGGTTTATAGACCTGCTTTGAGGGTGGTGGATATGGCGTATTTTAATCAGACTGCACACAATATTTCTCCCAAAGGCGGGGGCAGGGTAAAATCCATCACCATCCGGCTGTGCGTCACCGACTGTAGCGGTACTGTGTATTTCACCGACTTATTGCTGCAAGGCGGCTCGGTGGCCACCGGCTGGGTCAGTCATGTGAGCGAGATACAATGGACATTTGACGGGTAGGTGAAATGGATGCAGTTTTCAAGGTTTGCGGACACCATACAGATTAAAAGCGATAAGCATGTGGCAGGCGTAACCGTGCGCCTTCTTATTGCAGACTGCATCGGAACCATCTATTTTACCGATCTGCAGCTTCAGGAGGGCGACCGGCTGACGGGGTACACCGTTCACACGAGCAAAATGCTAACGAAGATGCAGGAAAACGGGCAGCCAGTCCTGCCCCGGCATTATAACGGCGTAGTGCGGACGGCGGAAACGGTTATTTTATTCAACCTTGGCAAAACATCCGCCGGTCTTGACTGCTATATCTACCCCATGCAGGATATGGCGGCAGGCAGCATTGAGCTTTCCCAGGGCATGGGCGCGCACAAGGCGAGGTTTCTTGATCCGGTGAATGCAGGCGACGAAATAGCGATTCTGGCATCCAGCCGCCAGTGCCTGAAAAACGGCAGTCCTGCCCGGAAGGATGGGTTTTATCAGTATACGGCGGCATGGGACAGCAAGCATACGGTCAAGTTGGAGGAGAGGAAATCGTCGCGGGTGCTCTTTGAGTTTCAGGAAATGCAGGACGGGGGTGAGCGCCTGTGAGGGATTATCTGAAAGGCAAGCGGTGCATGGTGTGGAGTTTTATGGGAAATGCCCGAATGTATGAAGCGCTTAAAGACTATGGCGACCGCTTTGATACGGTAGGCATTTTTACTTTTGAGGTTAACGCAACAGGTACAATCACTGAAACCGGTACCAGCATCATCAGCATGCTTCCGTATATCCAGAAATGGCCGCACATCAAGTGGCTGCTCACTATTATGAATCATGGAATAGCCAGTATTTTTACCGCGCTTCGTAATAACGAGAATGGAGCAAAGGACAAGTTTCTCACCGAGATCGTGCGGATTATGCAAAAGTATCCTTGGTGCGCCGGGGTGGACATCGACCTGGAGCGCGGCGGCGGGTATGAAAACAGGGATGCGGCAAACGCCCTGTTTCGGGATATCTATAATACCGTAAAAGCATATAACCCGCAGAAACTCGTCAACATCTGCCTGCCGGGTATGACCGGTGTACAAGGCTCGGTGGGCGGTGAAAACTGGTGCGTATATTCAGACCTCGATCCATACTGTGATACTGCCGCCATCATGAGCTACGGCATGGCATGGGCGGGCTCCGCTCCCGGCCCCGTTTCTCCCCGGGATTGGCTGGAGGGCATCTACGATTATGCTGTTACTGCTATGTCGCCGGACAAGATATTCATGGGACTTCCCGCCTATGGCTGGAACTGGCAGATTTATGATTTGCCTGAGAATCTGGGCAAAACCTATCGGGGGACTTCCAACACCTACTATGCGGCCAAATACTGGATTACCGGGGCATACAACTTTACCGATGACGCGCCGCCCCAGCCGTTTATTCCAATAGTGGCTTACTGGGATGACTATAACAAAGTTCCGTGGGCGCTGCCTCATGTATACGACTATATGGAGGGCTGGGACGCCGTATCCTGGGAATACCCGCTGCTAAAAGGAGTTTACAACAGGCGGAGATATTTGACAAGCTACGGCAAGGAGCAGAAAGCGGAGTTTGGGACTGTATATATTGACAGAAACGGCGTTCCGGATGAGTATGAGGGAAATGTCATTGTTACGGAGGAGATGGCCGCGCTTGGCGATGCGGAAGCGTCGGCGGAGTACCGGTTCGAGATTGCAGAGGCTGGATACTACGATATTGCCGTCCGGCTTTGCTTCCCCTTTTGGGACAAAAATGCGATTGCGGTTTCCCTGGACGGCAATGCGAAGACCTTCAGCGAAAACCGCCTGTGGTGGCCGTACTGGAGAAGGCTTTGCTGGCTGACTCTTGAAAAGGGTGTATTTCTTTCGGCAGGTACGCATGCTGTCAGCATCAGCGGAGGTGTGCCGGGAGTCCAGTTTTACGGATTTCGGGTGTGCAGCGATTTTACAGAGCGCCCTTTTGCGGGCGAGGCGGCATATATGCAGTCGCCGAGGCAATTTAAGGATGTAAACGGCGTGATGGCCGGGCCAGATCGAGGGTTTAAGCTGACCTTTGAAATGCTGCGGAGAAAACCCGACTCGGCGCTTATTTGGTATGAGGATTTTCGAGACAGGAACATCCTGCCTGAAAACTACTGGACTGTGCTGGATGGCGAATGGGATGTTTGGCAAGACCCAGACAGCACAGAAAACCGTCCATATTCCCAGCTTGAGGGATATGGCAAACTTGCATGGAAATACGACGGGTTTTCCGATATTCATATCCGGGCAAGGCTGGCCTTCCCTCAAAATAGCAGCGGAAGGGCTGGGGTATTCCTTGGTGATATTTTCTGCTGCTTAAATTATGACACGCAAAGAGTCGAGCTTTATCAAGGTACTTCCTTGCTTGGCAGCTACTCCGCCAGTTTCTCAAAAACTGCAGATGCCGATCTTCGTGCTAATCCGAATATGTATACTATAGAGATGCGAAAACGCGGCAATAAGGTAAGAGTATATTCCGGTGCAGCTTCAACCCTGCGCTTCACAGTGAATGTAAACGGTGGAAGTGGTTATGCAGGGTACTGCTCGGACAACCGGACGGTATGCGAGCTGCTGCGGCTGGGCGATGCGTGGGCATATGAACCATACGAGCGTTTTGATGTGGAGCTTCCGGACGGAACTATAACCAGCTTTGGCAGGCTTGCTCGCACTGGTGTCACGTGGGATGATGAATTTCAGGTGTTTTCAGTAAATAGCGATGTG